AGAAAGTTTCAGCAAAACTTTTTCCGTTTTGGATTCTGCGAACCGCCCCGTCACAAGTTGGTCGGCCACAGATCTTCCGCCCGGGATCACACTCAACGCTACCACGGGTGCTTTGTCCGGTTATATAAATGAAAGCAACATAGCGTTAATTCAAGATAGAAAGCGGGCGTCATTTGACCCGCTTTATATTGGAAGCTTTTATGTTACACTTTTAGCAACAGGCCCCGGTGGCACAAGCCAACCGACTCGGATCTGGCTCGATGTCCTTTACGGCAAACCTAAGATTATTGCTTCTCAAGTTTTTAACGGCGCGCGAGCGGTGGCGTTTAATGCAGTTATAGCGATGGATGCCGATATTAACCGTCCAGCATATCGGTGGGCGGCAACCTCGCCTCTGCCAGCAGGCCTAATTCTGGACCCCGACACAGGAACCATCTCAGGCACGCCACTTAACCGCGAAAGCAAGACTGCCTCCATCACCGCCACAGGAGACGGAGGCACAGGAGGGACTACGGTCTCGTTCATCATCGACGCCCCGTATTCAGCGCCGATTATTCCCGCTGGGCAAACCTTCACCGGCAAGGTCGGATCTGCATTCAGCGCCACACCCGCCATCACGGATGCCATCGAGCGCCCAGTGACAAGTTGGGCAGGCACCGCCTTACCGAGCTGGGCAACGATTAACGCCACGACAGGACAGATCACAGGCACGCCCTCGGCCATCGGCGCTTTTAATTTCACGCTCACGGCGACTGGACCGGGCGGAGTAAGCACTGGGTCAATTAGCGTTACTATCGGCGACCGGTATTCAGCGCCCATCATTCCCGCAGGACAGACTTTCAACGGCAAGGTTGGCACTGCATTCAGCGCCACACCCGCACTGACAGACAGCGCCAACCGCCCAGCGACAAATTGGTCGGCCACGGGCTTGCCGAGTTGGGCAACGCTTAATGCAACTACGGGAGCCATCACAGGGACGCCTCAGGATATCGCGGGTACGACAATCACGCTTACGGCAACAGGGTCAGGTGGAACTAGCGCAGCGACAGCGATAATCGGGATCGGATTAGGCGCTCCCAATATCCTCGCAGGGCAGACTTTCACTGGCAAGGTTGGGGAGGCGTTCACTTCGCCGCTTCCGAGTCTCGAAGATCCGCTGGATCGCCCCGCGAGTTCATGGGCCATTACAGGCCTCCCCGTAGGGCTTGTATTTAATGCCCCAAGCGGGGCCATCACCGGCACCCCGACAACTAAAGGCACGATAAACGCAAACTTTGTCGCTTCTGGGGCTGGTGGCACAAGCGCCGTCACTCCCGTCACCTTCACGATTTCCGCTGGTGTGCCTATCATCCCAGCAGGGCAAAATGCCACAGGCAAAGTCGGTGTACCTTTTTCAAAAAAATACACGGCGAGCGATACAGATAATCGTCCCGTCACATCGTGGGCGTCTGTCTCCCTGCCCGCATGGGCGACGCTCAACTCCGCGACCGGCGAGGTTACTGGGACGCCGACAACATCGGGCGCTTTCCCCATATCGCTCACGGCCACCGGGTCCGGTGGCACAAGCTCCGTTGCTGCCTTTAGCATTGCACTTGGCAACGGCGCGCCCCTCATCGCCGCTGGCCAGACTTTAGCTGGCAAAGTGGGCGAGGCATTCAGCTCAACACCAGCACTCACCGACGCAGCATCTCGGCCTGCGACAATGTGGGGCTTCGGCGGCCTCCCCCCGGGCTTAACTCCTAACTATGCAACAGGAGCCATCACCGGAACCCCGACACAGAGCGGCGCATTCAGCTTTTCCATCTCCGCCCTCTCCCCCGAAGGCGAATCCGTGGAATCTGTCGCCTTCACCATCGCTTTTGGATCTCCTCAGATCATTCCCGGTCAGAAGTTGTCCATCGTTCAAGGCGCGCCCTTTTCCGCCCAACTGCAAGGCGCAGACGAGTCCGACCGCCCGATTTCCGCATGGACCTCGAGCGACATTCCCGCATGGGCAACATTGGAAAGCGACGGTCGAGTCCATGGCACCCCTCCCGCCTCAGGCCAATTCCCATTTACCGTCACAGCCACAGGGCCGGGAGGCACCGACACCGACACCGTTTCTCTGGAGTCTTCCGCTGAGACTCCGGTCATAGCGACGACTCTGGTTGATGCCAAAGTCGGCGTCCTGCACGAATCCTATTTAACAACGACCTCGCCCTCCTCGATGCCGGTTTCGTTTTGGGGAGTTACCGGGGCACTGCCAGCAGGCCTTTCCCTCGACCCCACGACAGGCCGATTATTTGGAACGCCTCAAGCGGTCGGCACCAGTTCTGTCTCTACCTACGCGCAGAGCTCCGTAGGCAAAGGGTCGACCACTATCTCCATCGTCGTCGCCCCAGGCGTCCCGATTGTGTCGGCTCAAGAGTTTTACGGCGCAGCTGGCAAAGACTTCGATGCGACCCTGCAAGCTCAAGACACGACCAACCGCCCGGCTACCACATGGAGCATCGCGCCCGCCCTCCCATCCGGACTCGCCCTAGATACCTCCACCGGCACGATCACAGGCAACCTCACCAACCCCGTCCGCTTCTCTGCCACCCTTACAGCCACAGGGGCCGGAGGCACAGCCAGCGCAGCCCTCACCATCGATATCGGCGCGCCCATCATCGCGCCCCTCGATGCAAAGGTCGACTACGCCCTCGATGCAGTGGTGGCTTTCACCACCGCCACCATCACCTCTGGCCGCTCCAAGGTGGAAACATGGACCGCCTCCTCCTTGCCAACAGGCATCACCTTCAAGGACGGCGTCTTTTTAGGCAGAGCTCAGGCCTCCGGCACATACCAGATCACCGTCACCACTCAGAATAAATGGGATACCTCCAACGCGAAAGTCACCTTCGTCGTCGCTCAAGGCGCTCCCATTATCGCCGCAGGCCAGAAGTTCTCAGCCAAAACTGACTCCAAAGCCGATTTTGAAGTTGGCCTCGTAAACAAATCATCCCGCCCAGCAACAAAGTGGACAGCTCAAGGCGCACTTCCCGGAGGCCTGGGGCTCAGTCAAGACGGACGGATCTCGGGCACGCCCTCGCAGAATTTCACCGGCACCATCACGCTCATCGCCGAGTCACCCCTTGGCAAAAGCTCCGCCTCCATAGCCCTCACCATCAAAGGCCCGATCTTTTACGGCGACAAAAATCCCATCTTGCAGCCAGGGCGCGTTGTAAAAACATTCCCAAGCGGCCTAGTGATGGTCTCCGAGGTCTACAAGATGCGTCCCATCAACGAAGCCGCCGCTCGCTCAAGGTTCGCGCAAGGCCAGACCCTTGTCACCTCATCGACCTCCTCCACCGCGTTGAAGATATTCCCAGCCCCCGACTTCAAAAGCCAAGATTCGGGCTTCGTCGAGATGGTAGTCACCGCCTACGGATTCACCGGAGCCGATTTCCGCCGCACCAGAAAGCGTATGCAGAGCGCCAAAATTCTCAACCAAGTCCTAGAAGTTCCAGCGGGCGGAGGAGCCCCCACTTTCCAAGGAAAATACAGCGAGTCCAACATTCAGATTCTCGCAAATACCCACACCATCACCCGCGCCGTGGCCTATGGCACAGCAGTCAACCCCATCGATGGAGCTCACGGAGTCTCATCGTTGGGTGGCTACACCTCAGTGATTTCGCCGGTCACAGAGAGATACGATGTCACCGCCTTTGGCGAAGTCGACGAAGTCACGGTCACGACCGCCTACGAAGTCACATTCACCCAGCTATGACCTCCGACCCACCAGTCTCATTCGACGCCGCAAAAAAAACGGCCGGCAACCCCTCAAGTGGCGGCTACCCCTACCAATTAAAAGCCGATGACCTCGACAAGAATTTCGTATGGGCGACATTGGAGATCGATGCCTCTTTCGTCGAGCAGACTACCGGCCAAGGCGGACACCCCCAGCGCAGGCTCAAGCTCCCCGCCGCGCCCACCACCGGCACCCATGTTCTAGGCGCGGTAAACGGCACCCTGCAATGGATCGCCACGGAGGAATGCTGAAGATGAGACCTGAGACCGGAAACCTGAGACCGGAAACCTTTCAAGTTTCAAGTTTCACCCCTTTTCTTCTATGACCCTCGGCCTCACATCTTCCGGCGCTGTGAAAATCAAAGTCGAAGACGGCACAACTCGCGCTGTGAATTGCGCGTGCTGTGGGCCAATCGACTTCCAACCGTGCCGTGATTGCCCTCCGGTTCTTGGGGATTGGACATTTTCTCTCACTGGGGATCAAGTCGGAAGCCTTACGACATATCAATATCCTACCGCCACACAATACGATCCCCCGCGAAATTGCGAAGATTCTTGGTCGGCATTTTCTGGGACAAATTCGATGGACCAAAAATCTTTTGGCGTCAATCTGGTAAGAGCTTATGGTGGATGGTATGGAGCCCCTTTCGGCACTCCGTGCTGTTGGGTTTTAAGTTTATTTGTTGAAGGCACCTTCGACTATTGCTGCTTTATGGGGTATCCAGATCTGTGTTCTGTGATCAGCTCAGATTCGGTAATCATTTCCAGCGATAGCCCCGTCGGTTCATACAATTTAACTGTTTACGCGCAATGCAAGCCCCCCTGCTATACGGGAGCCCCTGACTGCCAGGATGAACCTTTTGCATTCAATTTCACCGTCACCGTGTCATGACATACGAGGATTTTTTAAGCAAAATGCCGGAAAGTTTACGCGAGGCGCATCAGAAAATGCGGTCTGCGATAAATGCGGGACATAGCTTCGCTCGCGCAGGCTTCGCCACCACGCCGCCCGAAGCCCTCGCCACCCGCGAAGCGACTTGCCGCGCGTGTCCGGAATGGGACGCCGCCGCACTCAACGGCACAGGCCGCTGCCGCAAGTGCGGGTGCTCGACCTGGGCAAAACTCCGCATGGCAACCGAGCGTTGCCCCCTCGGCAAATGGGAAGCGGAAGATGTTTCAGGTCTCAAGTCTCCGGTTTCCAGTTTCTCTCCCCCCTCCGCGACCCCCGCGCCTCCGCGTGAGCCCTCCGCTCCGCTCCTGACCTAGTTCCGCGCCCTCCGCGCATTTGACATCTCGCCGCTCATCGAAGCGGCATGAAGTTATTCATTGATCTCACATCTCGGCGGTTCGTTAAGTCGGCGGCAAGCTCCGCCGCTCTCCCCGCGCTTACGCTCAAGCGCCGCGACTCCCTCGCCCTGGAGATCGTTTTCGTCCAACGCGGGGCCGCCGTCGCCACGCCCGTCGGCACGACCTTCACGACCGCATTAAAAGCCACCTACGCTGACGCCAATTTCCTCGCCCTCGCCGCCAGCGGCGTGCTCGACCTCAACACCATCCCACTCGAGGCCGCCTTCGCCGCATCGCCAGCCGTAGTCGCCGCCCTCCTCGAGGTCAAGTGGACCGCCACCGGCGAAGCCACCCGCACCGCAACGCTCCCGGTCGAGATCCAAAACAGCGTCATCATCGGTACCGAAGGCACCCCCGCCGCCATGCCAGACGGCAAAGCCACCCAAGCACAAGCCGAGGCAGGCACGGATAACTCCGCATGGATGACCCCGCTCCGCACCGCGCAGGCCATCGCGCTTCTCGCCCCGCCTCCCACGTGGGCCAGCGTAACCGGCAAGCCCGCCACATTCCCCGCCACCGCGCACACGCACACCTCTGCCGACATCACCGACTTCGCCAGCGCCGTCGTCGCTGTCTCCCCGCCCGTCGATTGGTCATCCCTTACCGGTAAGCCATCCACCTTTGCGCCGTCCGCGCACACGCACCTCAAAGGCGAGATCACCGGCCTTAATGCCGACCTCGCCGCCCTCACTGCCTCCGATGCCGCGCTCGGCCAGCGGATCGACTACCTCGCCGCAAATCTCGACCCCGCCGCGCTGGACTCCATCGCCGAAGCCGCCGCCAGCATCGGCACCATCCAGACCGCCCTGGCAGGCAAAGCCGATGCCGTCCACACCCACCCGGCAACCTCCATCACCGGCCTGTCCTCGTTCATCATCGCCTCGGCCCCCGGCCTTTCGATCAACACCACCGTCCGCTACGGCGACGGCACCTCCCTCACATTCCCGATTGACGGCCTCGCAGGCAACGACCCCGAGCATGTCCTCGTCGCCCTCAACGGCGTCACCCAGACCCCCGTCACCGACTACGTGGTCAGCGAAGCCAGCGGCACGATCACCTTCGACGCCGCCCCCTCCGCAGGCACACAGATCGCCGCCACCGCACTCGGCCTCCGCAGCGTCCAGCCGCCCATCGATCCCGCCCTCTACCTCTTCGCCTTCGCCACCAGCACGGACGGACTCACCACATACAGCGGTCGCCTCCTCAATGCCGACCGCCCCGCCTTGCCAGCCCTGCCCGAGACCGCCACCACCTGGACCGTCCGCCGCAGCACGACCGACGCCGCCGGGCGCGTCCTCACAAACGCCACCGCCACCGGATCGTGGCTCAACCGGGAGACTCTCGCTTACTAATGACAACGATCACCGAGAGCAACCTCAGCCAGCAACTCGATCTCTCGAGCTTCGACCTCACCCTGCCAGGCATCATCGTCGAGTATCCCACCCGCTCCGCATTCCCATCCACCGGCAAAGCGGACCGCCTCTACATGGCTCTCGACGAAGGCATGCCCTACCGCTGGTCGCCCACCGCCAGCGACTACGCATTGATGATCCCGATCCTAGATTGCGGCACTTTTTGACAAAATCTCCCCAACGTAACCCAACCACCAAAACCAAACACACATCATGGCCAATCCCATACTCAAAGTAAAACGCGGTTCCGGCACGCCGGTCTCGCTTCAAGTCGGCGAAATCGCCTTCGACACAGCAAATAAAAGCTTCTTCATCGGAACAGCCGAAGGCGTTCTTCCAATAGCGGGAGAGCACGTTTTCGCAAAGAAAACATTCGTCTCCGACGCAGTAGCAGCCGAAGGGGTGCTTCGTGCAGCCGGTGATTCGACACTCACCTCCTCGCTGAATTCGGAAATTTCACGGGCACAAAGTGCTGAAGGTGTAATCTCCGCAGGGCTCGCACAAGAGCTCCTCGACCGCGCCGCCGCGATCACAACCGAAGCCTCCGCTCGCGTTTCCGGCGACTCCGCTTTGGAAGGCAAGATCACGGTGGAAAAAGGCCGTATCGACGCGATCCTCAGCGCATCAGGCGCAAACAGCGACACATTCGCCGAGATCGTCACCCTCATCAACAGCGTCGACGCCACCAATGACACAGCCTTCGCTGGTTATGTGACATCGAACAACGCCGCCCTGGCGACTGAAGTCACCAACCGCACCAGCGCAGACACCGCTCTCGGTGGTCGCATCGATGGCGTCGAGACAGCCGCGACAGCATTGACTGGCCGCGTAAGCGCAGCCGAGCAAGACATCCTCGACGAGGTTTCCGACCGCCAGAGCGCAATCTCCGGCGTGCAGGCAAATGTGGATTCCGAAGCCTCCACCCGCGCCGCAGCGATCACATCGGTGCAGTCCTCGGTAACGAGCGAAGCCTCGACCCGTGCAACGGCTGACACCAGCCTCGGCAACCGCATCACGACCCTCGAGAACGTCTCCAGCGCAAGCCGCTTGACCGACCTCGAGTCCGACGTGGCCGACCACGAGAGCCGTATATCGGCGCTCGAGACGGTTATCGATGGAGGTTCTTACTAGTCCAAACCAACCCCGGCGGGGCGCTCCATAGCGCCTCGCCACGCGGGGGTCTCCGCCGCGAAATCAAACACGCCCAATGAGCACAAAAATTATCCCAAAAAAATCCTCCGTCCTTGGCAAGATCCCACTCGCTGGCGATCTCGCAGTCGGAGAGCTAGTCCAGAATCTCGCCGACCATTGCCTCTACTCAAAAGACGCAAGCGGCAACGTCTTCCGCATCGGCACTCGTCCCGTGCCCGATAAAGTCGAAGTCTTCGACATCATCGGATCAAATCTTTACTACGGAAAACTCGCCTACGCCGACTTCCCAAACAGCGGCAGCATCTACGATTCCGCCCTCTGGGACATCTCCCGCACCACCACAGACGCCAACGGCAACGTCACCGCCGAAGCCAGCGCCACCGGAGCTTGGTCGAACAAGCAAAACCTCACTTACGCATGATCACGCCACTCTACGGCCAACTCTCCCCGCTGCGCATTCCGACGAGCATACCGCTCGATTCGGATGCGCTTGCCTACATCGCCGCTGTCGAGTCCGCAGACGGGGCGACTCTTGAGGACAGCGTAAAGAGCGCGATCAACAGCTTCGTAAAAGGCTGCAAAGAAGACGGTATTTGGACTCCCATCTCAACTTCGTGCATATTGGCAGGCGCTCGGACTCTTTCCGGTGCGCTCGTTCCTCTCGTCGGCACCTCTCCGACAAACAATAATTTTGTTTCCGCAGACTACAACCGCAAAACCGGCTTGATATCAAACGGTTCAACAAAGCGACTTGCCAGTGTGAACAACAATACTCTGAGCCAAAATTCAAACCATATTTATATACGCATTACAGGCGAGGATACAAGGACAGTGAGCGCAGGAATAATGGGAACAACCCAATTGCAAACGGGAAGCACCATGCTACGCCGATCCGGAAGCACAGCGTTTCAAGCGTCTGCAATGAGTAGTTCGGGGGCTGTATATGCAGGAACTAATATAAAATGGAGCAATGGTTGTGGAATTACAAGAACCTCCTCCTCTCAAGTTTCTTGGATGGAAAATAGCGTAGCAAGAACCGCTGCCCTAACATCTCAAACCCCTCGAAACGAAACAATCTTTGTCATTGCCTCTGGTGGAAACTACACCACATCCCGCGCTGCCTTTTTTAGCGTAGGACAAAACCTTAACCTCGCCCTCCTCGACTCCCGCGTCAGCACCCTCATGACCGACCTCTCCGCAGCCATACCATGACACTCGCCGACCTTATAACCCAGCCCGTCAACTACGAGACCGCTCGCAATCTTGCCATCGTCTTGACGCCAGACCAAGCCTCTACCCTCGGCGCGGTTCAAACGCAATACGGCAACCCGCTCCATGTCGCCGCGCCCGTGCCTCTCACCGATGGCCGACTCATGCTCTGCGCGGACCTGCTCACCGAGACCGGCCCCGGCGGCCTCTACGCGCAAGGATTCGCGCATCTCCCCGCCGAGCTTTTCGCTCAAGTCCAAATTCTACCCATGGCCGACGCCATCGCCCTCATTCCACAACCCGAAGAAATCTAAAAACCCACCACCACCATGCTCGAACAAGTATCCACATCCGTTAAGTTCGTCGCCTTCTATACGGCCTCGAAACAAGGCAAGACCGGCCTCACCGTCACCGTCGATCTCTACGACCCATCAGGCTCGCAAATCGTGACCGGCGGCAGCGCCACCGCCATCGGCGGCGGTCTCTACGCTTACACGCTCTCGACCAACAACAGCGCGGAAGGCGAATACGCCGCGATCTTCAAAACCACCGACTCAACGGTGGACTCTCAGCACATCCCGAGCCTCTGGGTGCTAGGCCGCGCCGGAGTCGAAAACCTCGACGCCAGCGTTTCATCCCGCTCGACCCTCACCGCCGCGCAGGTTAACACCGAGGCCGACACGGCCCTCGCCGATGTTGGACTCACCGGCACCATCACCGGCCGCATCGACCAATCGATCAGCACCCGCCTCGCCGCCGCTGATTACACCGCCCCAAGCTCCGCGCCAACCGTTACGGCGATCCGCGCCGAGATGGACAGCAACTCAACCAAACTCGCCGCCCTCGACGCAAGCGTCTCGAGCAGGCTCGCAAGCTCGGCATACACCGCCGCCCCGACCACCGCCCAGATCGCCACAGCCGTCGAAGGCTCACTCCTCAACGAAGCAGACGGGCAGGCAGTGCTCAACGCCCTCGTGTCCGCAATCGGCAACACGAACCTCTCGGAAGTCTCACTCGTCGCTGCCGTCCGTGCCGACCTCGAGCGCAACGGCGGAAAGCTCGACAGCATTCCAACCACAGCCGCACCGACCGCCGCCGCCAACGCAACCGCCGTGTGGAGCGCAGCCTCGAAGACCATCACCGGCGGAACGGTGGACACCTTGACCAACTCGCCATCTGTGCCTTCCGCCGCTTCGATAGCGTCGGCCACCCGCACAGAGCTCACAACCGAGCTAGGTCGCCTAGACGCCGCCGTGAGCACCCGCCTAGCCACATCAGGCTACACAGCCCCGAGCACAGCGCCAACCGCAGCCGCAAATGCCAGCGCCGTCCGCACAGAACTGACCGTCGAGCTTGCAAAAGTCGCGGCCCTCAACACGGACCGCCTCGCAAACGTGGCGACCACCGCCATAGTCGGCAACCTCATCGCCCAGGCGAACAGCTAATGCAAAAGGAAATCCTCGATCTGACGAACTACGCCAGCGGTCAATCGGACCGCTGGCTCTTCGTCTGCCTACTCGTCATTGGCCTCGGCGCCGTGTTCACCCTTTTTCGTTACTTCACAGGACGCCTCGACGTGCTGCAAACCCGCATGGACAAACAGACAGAGGAGTTTGTGGAGCACTTGAAAACAGCCAACTCCGAAATGCTATCCGTCATCGCCAGCGCCAGATCCGTCATCGAGCGCGTGGAGCGCAAACTTGACACGCGCCCTCAATAGTTATGTCCATCCTTTTTAAAATCCTCGACAGGCTATCCGAAAATTCCACCTGGCGTGGGCTTATCCTGCTGGCCACAGCGGCAGGCGTCCACATGGAGCCAGAGCTTCAGAACCAAATCGTGGCGACCGGGCTCGGTTTAGTCGGCCTCATCAACGTGATCCGCAAAGGAAAATGAGACCCCGACGGATCGCGCTGTTGATGGTCCTCCTGTCTTTCGTATTCCTCGGCATGGCATTCCTGACCTCTTGCGTCAACGTGCCCATCCCGCCATTTGGAGACCGCATCGGCGAGCTCGGAAACCTCCAGCTCGCCCTCTCCGCAAAATACATCCCGAACACGCCACCAGAATCCCCAGGCGAAAACGGCATGGCATTCGCCTGGCAGAAATACGGCGAAGCCAAACTCCTCCGCGACAAATGAACCTCGACGAACGCAGCGAGCGCAACCTCTCGACCCTCCACCCGGATCTCTACGCCCGCGCCGCCTCATTTAT